ACCTTGAGTTCCTTGTGTTCCCTGTGTGCCTTGTGTTCCCTGGCTACCAGTAATGCCCTGAACACCCTGAGTTCCCTGAGTTCCTTGCAAACCTTCTAAGCCCTGCGCACCTACTGCTCCCTGTGTGCCAGTAATACCTTGAGATCCAGTCAAACCTTGTGCGCCAACAGTTCCCTGAATACCGTCTAAGCCCTGTGATCCAGTTTGTCCTTGAGAACCAGTTACACCTTGAACTCCTTGAGTACCCTGCAAACCTTCAATGCCTTGTGCGCCAGTCTGACCCTGCGCGCCAACAAGTCCTTGAGTTCCAGTTGTTCCTTGAATTCCAGTAGTGCCTTGAACACCTTGCAAGCCCTGAGTTCCCTGCGCACCTGTCGCACCCTGCGCTCCTGTAACTCCTTGAACACCAACGCTCTGAGTAATAAGAGTAAGGTTGTGATTATTAGCAAAGTTTGTTGTGCCTGTTCCACCTGATGCTAAAAGCGTTACAGGAAAAGTGAAATAACTGTTAGTAACAGATGAAGGTGTGCCGTTTACTTTCCATTCTTGATAATTATTAGAGTCATTTCTATCTTGAATAAAGAAAATGTCATTATCTTTAATGTTTGCTAATAAAAAATCAATGTCCACATTTAAATCTGTTAAATGAGAAATGTAAATGTTTGTTGCAGAAATTTGTGTAGCGTTATTCCAAATAATTCTGCCAGCGGCAGGTACAGGTGTTTGTGAAGAAGTGTCTGATTGATACTCAAAAATAGATGATGATGTACCGCTTGCACCAGTATTACCCTGAACACCTTGAATACCATTTAAGCCCTGAACGCCCTGGCTACCAATAGTTCCCTGTACGCCTTGAGTTCCCTGCGCTCCAACAGTTCCCTGAATTCCATCAAGTCCTTGAGATCCTGTAACGCCTTGTAAGCCCGTTAAACCTTGCGCACCTGTTGCGCCCTGAGTTCCAGTTACACCTTGAGATCCAATAGTGCCTTGTACGCCCTGTGTACCTTGTGCGCCAGTAGATCCTTGCGCGCCAGTTGTTCCTTGTGTTCCGTCATTGCCCTGAATTCCTTGTGTACCCTGCACACCTGTTAAACCTTGTACGCCAGTAATACCCTGAACACCTTGCGTTCCTGTTGTACCTTGAGAACCTGTACCTGTTATTCCCTGAACGCCAGTTAAACCTTGAGATCCTGTTGTTCCCTGTGTTCCAGGTGTTCCAACATTACCTAGTAAGCCCTGCACACCCTGAGTTCCTGTAGTGCCTTGAATTCCTATTGCGCCCTGTGTTCCTGTTGCGCCTTGTACTCCATTTGTTCCAGTTGTGCCTTGCGCACCAATAGAACCCTGAATACCAAGTAAGCCTTGTGTACCAGTTGCTCCTTGTGTACCTGTAATACCTTGCGCGCCGTTAGTTCCTTGTACGCCAACTAAACCTTGTGTTCCTGTTGCACCCTGCGCACCAATTGTTCCCTGCGCTCCTGATGTACCTTGCGTTCCGTTAATTCCTTGTAAGCCAAATGATCCCTGAATACCTGTTTGGCCTTGAATACCTGTTGTTCCTTGCGCACCTTGTACGCCTTGCAAGCCAACTGAACCTTGAATACCAGTTAATCCTTGTGCGCCAATTAAACCCTGTGTGCCTTGTGCCTGGTTAAATCCGCCACCTTGTAAACCTTGTGTACCTTGCACACCTTGAGCAGAAAAGTTACCTGAAATGCCTTGAATACCTTGAGCGCCTTGTTGCCCCATAGGGCCAGGTGTAACAACAATGACATTGGGAGTTCCAACAGGGTTTGGATTGTTTAGAAAGTTATTTGGGTTGTATGTCATCTTGTCACCTCTGCATTTACATTTAATTCACCCTGAACAATACGCGTTTTCACACCCGCAGGTGATGTTATTTCTAAATCATAATAATACGGGCCTGCACTAATTGCCGCTGTTTGTACCGCTGTTGCTCGCACTGCAAGTGTTCCAGTTGGCCCATCAATTGTAATACCGCTTGCCTGTGTAAGCGTTAAAACTGCAATAGCGTCATTAGGTAAAGAGCGCAATTGCATTGATGCTGTGTAGCCCGTAATGTCCACTGCGCTTAATGCGTCACCGCCCTGTGTGTACAAGCCAGTTGCAGAATTAGTAACAGTAAATTGCGTTGATGTGCGTGAAGCAATTGTTACATTGCCTAAATTGTATTGGCTAGGCATGATCCCTTGAATAAAAACAGTTTGCCCTGCACTAAAGCCGTTTTCTGCGGTGTATGTAATAGTTGTGCCATTGCCTACTGCGTTTGTAATCGTTGCAGGCTGTGTGTACAAGAAATTGCGAAACCAGTCAGAGCCTTGATCAATTATTGTGTTGTAATTGTCAGCCATTACGCTCCCTGTGACACCTCAGAATTTGGGCTAATCATAGCGGTTCTACATGCTGAGCAATGTGTAAATGATTTAGGCATTGGCAACCCGCACTTAGGGCAATGGTTAGCAATCGCATTAAAGTAATTACTAACTGTAACTTTTCCTAAGAGATCACTAAAGCCCTGCACCATTGCATCAATGCGGTCAGGTGAGTTTGGTTCGTCTATTGTCCAGGTACACATTTGATCTTCTAACTCTGCAAACTCTCCAATGTGGTGAATACGGCCCTGCTCATACATAGCCGCTACAGGTTCAGCGCGTAATTTCTTACCTACATGCGCTCTCACTTCTCTAATCGGCAAGGTTGGCCTTACCTGCTTCAACACTGCGCCCACCATGTCACCACCCTGGTTTACTTCAACCAAAACAGCATCAGCCTTGTACCCGTCAAATAGTTCTACCGCCTTTGTAGCCCACTGCAACGGTGATCCTCTAAATGAGTAATCTCCCAGTACATAACCTTGCCCATCTGCGGTAGATCCAACAACAACAATGCCTGTTTCATCTGACTTCTCTGAGTTAGTTACGGCAGGATCAACGCTTACAACAATGCGGGCCATAGTGGGTGCTGTTGCAATGCGTGTGCGGTCAATTAAACCTCTAGTCCATAACGCGCCTTCAACATCATCAAGGATTTCTCCATAAAGTTCTTGCCTTCCTAATCTTGTGCCGTTGTAACGGGCTTGTAATTCCATCAATGCGCTAGGGGCTAGATTTGCCGCGTTATCAAATGTGCTTCCCCTGGTAATAACTACTGAGCCATCTGTACGGCCTGCAAGCATGCGTATAAGAGCCGTAGAGCGTGGCGTAGTGGTAACAATAACCCGCGGTTTCTTTCCCAGGCGTAGGCCAAACTGCAATTGATCCCAGGCATCTTGATAGCGCCATGCACCTAATTCATCACACCAAGCGCCATGATGCTGTGGGCCTCTAAAGCGTTCAGGATTGTCTGCGCTAAATAACTTTATGCGGCTTCCGTTTTTAAGCAGGATCTCACCAATAGAACGGTTGTAATTTTGAAGCATTTGATACCGCTGTAGTACCGCAACAATGCCTGACTCACCCTCTGCGCATGTATCTCTAACATCTGAGAAAGTAGGAGCAACAACAGCCCAACGCGTAGCGGGTTGAACAATTGCCTGCCACGCAATTTCTTCAGCGCCTAATCTTGTTTTGCCAAATCCACGGCCTGCCATTGCAAGCCAAATGTTCCAATCACCTTCAGGGGGTAGTTGTTCCTTCCGCGCCAGTTTGTTCTTCCATACCCAACGGCTCGCCTTGATCCGTGAGTTCTGTGATGGTTGCAATGTTTCCAATTGTTGAGGCTTCAATAATTCTTGCGACACGCTCAACTTCTCTGTCCAGGTCTGATCCGTCATAAGTAACCACCTCTGCTTGTACCTTCAATGGTGCATCTAATCCCAATAACTTTGCGCGCTTATCAATTACGCGTAGAACATAATCTGCCGCTCTGAGATTACCGTTTACGGCAGGTTGCCAGTAAGTACGCTGAAGATTATCCAGGCGGTCTAATTCCAGTTCACGGTGTTCCTCTATTGTGGCAATAGGGTGACGCATAAGAGCGCGCTTGTAAGCCTTCACAACGCCTGCAATGCTCATGTCCACCATAACTGCTATCTCACGCCACACATAACCTTCATGGCGCAACTCAATTATGGTTGTTTCTTTTTCTACTAACTCTTGCGTGATTTCTACCATAATGTGTAAATGTTAATGTTTTAAAAAGTTTCCTGCAAATTGAAAGAACAAAACCCACACTCAGTTAAGAATGTGGGCTGTGTCCAGCACTCGCACTAGGTACTTATGTTTCCCTAGCGTGAAGTTGTGAGATCTTCTCACCTGCGTAACTTATCTAACTCCTAATGCCATTGCAACTACAGCAATAAATAGGCTTAGGACAATAAAAAGCATTACCCCATCAAACGGTGTGTTGTTCATGGTTTACCAGTCCTTACAAGGTTTAACCTGGCATCAAGCAAATCATCTAATTGTTCTGTAAGCATTTCCTTTTTGCGCCAATCCATGCGGTTGCCAACTTCATCAGTTTTAAGCATGGTGTAAACATGACTCAGACATTCATCTATCTGATCCAGGGTTACTTCTTCCTCAATGACTATCACATGAAGATGTTAGCCTTGATTACGCTCCTGGCGCTTTAAAAAATAGTTTTCAACATCATCTTTTGTGTAGAACACATTACGGCCTGACTTCTGTACCCATGTAAGTGTTTTACGGTGTTGGATCTGCCGTAAATTGTTAATTGTAATGTTTAAGCGCTCGCATACTTCTGCCGCGCTCATTAGATCATCTACCACGGTGTTGCCTCCTTAGATGTAAATTGCTTTTGTTCTTTTGGCTTTCCCGATCTAGGAACTAAACCTACATCTTTGGCTGTAATCTCCATAGATGTTTTTTCTTTGCCTTCTTTGTCTGTGTATGTGCTTTGTGCCAATTCACCAGTTACTAAAACTGTGTCACCTTTTTTAAAAGTGTCTGCAATTGCTTCAGCCTTTGTACCAAATGCAACAACCTTAAACCACATTGTTTCCCCATCTTGCCACTCACCATTAACTTGTTTGCGCGGTGTGTAAGCCAATGAGAAATTACAGTATGCGGTGTTATTCTTTGAAAACTTTAGGTCAGGGTCACTGCCTAAATTACCTTTTACACTTATGTTCATTAGTCACCTTCCATCATTACGGCTTCAGTACCGTCATCTAGTAGTAATACAATTGAACCATTAGGCTTCACAAAAGGAAATTCATGTGGCTCTCTGTAAGATGGCACAATCCAACCCTTTTGTTCTGCGCTTGCAGGCTTGAGGTGAATACTATCGGTTTTTAGATTATGGCAACCGTGATGGATCAAGATGAGATTTGAAACAGTATCTTTGCCCCCACGGGATTTAAGTTTGCGGTGATGCAAGGCCATGTTTTCAGGCAAGCCAGGGCCACCGCACACTTCACAATAGCCATTGGCTCTGTTAATTACGGTAGCAACAACCTTCTTATCAATCGCCATCTTCTTCTTCATCTTCCCATTCAGTAGGATCTACCGTAGGAAGATCAACGCGCAATGGCAGGCCAAACGGTGATGCTGTACTCAATACCAACCTCCATGTAAGTCAGGGCCAGCCTGCTTTTTCCAAAATTCCCACGCCCCGCAAGGTGTTCCGTATCTTTTGTACACATAGCGCAATCCCGCTTTTATTTGGGTGTACGCATCTTTAGGTTTGTAAGGGTATTTGTAATTAGCCCATGTACTAGGCAAAAATTGAAATAACCCCCACGCGCCTGAAGAACGATTAAGCGCATTAACGCGCCAACCGCTTTCTTTTGTGAGCAATTGATCTAGGCAAGCATACTGTTTTTTATGATCAATGTAATTTTTCTTCACCATTTCCAACGCCATCAACTTAGGAGGCATTTGGTGCAACTCTAATTTTGGTGCTTGAGCCGCCGCAGGTGAAGCAAACACAATTCCTACCGCTAATGCGGCGCTTAAAAGGATCTGTGTAAAACGCTTCAGGCTTTAGCCTTTGGCCAACTTTCTACACACTTCACAAGCGGCGTTACCGTAAACCCAACTACCGCACAAACAACGATTAATTAAACTATCCATTTCTTTACCCCTTTCAGGTTATTTTTAGGACTGTTCTATTTTATAGCAAATGTGTTCAATTACAACGCCTAAAAGCGTCACAATAATTACGCCCGCAATTAACATCATTCTTCTTCCTCCTGTGGCGTTAAATTATTTATTGCTTGAATTACATTAGCCCTGCTCAATCTAATGCCTTCCACAAAACCCATGTACCGCTCACGGCTTTCAGGTTCAGCCAACATTTTTGCTACATACGGGCCTTCAATCCATGTTGTTAAAACATCTTGTAATGGTTCTAAATGGTTTTTAATTACTTCTTCAGGTGTCATGGGTAAATCAAATCTATGCAAAATTCACTCATTTGATCTACAGGCACTTTGCATTGATCAGGTGTTGTTGCGTTTAAAAGCAAACCCCAAACTGTAATAAACAAAATTGCAACCACAATCTTGCCTCTGCGTGTCAATCTACTCTTTGCCATTGCTTGCCCTCTTTCTGAACCATTCTTGTGTGCCGCACCACTCGCACTCACTCAGTGCCTTGCCTTCTACTGCTTCAAACACAATTACAAAATTTGCAGGTGATCCATAAGTTCCACACCAAACGCATCTAGGCGCATCAGGTTCTTTGTTTATAGACATTGTGGATCTGTGGGTTCATGTCAGCCAACTTATCTTGAATTGCAAACCACACCTGCTCGCGTTGCATTGCATTATTCATTGACTGACTTTTATTAGGTGGAATTACAAAATCATTGAACTCCACCGTTATCTCTAACTTGAACTTCACACACATGTCCTTTCGCGCTTGTTAATTTCTTTAATTACGCGTATGCGTGTTGCTTCTACGGTTTTTATAGGATCACCAAATTCTTTTTTGTGATGATCGTACGCATAATTATTTGGCTTGCCTGTTTCATCATCATAACCATCATCAAGAGTTGCTTGGTATTGAGCAAGCGCTTGATTAATAATTTGTAGATCTTTACTGGTTAGCGCCATTAATTTAATCCTTCCTGGAATGGATTTGGAGCAAAAACCCCAAACTTTTTTATTTCTTTAATGCAAATAAAACAAACACCTTGTCCGTTTTCTAAAACTAAACCCGCTCCAAATCTTTCACACAATGAACATTTCATTACTTTGCCTCCTTGTTTTTTAATTGGACTCTTTCGCACTCACCATAAAGTTTATGGTTTGTTTGACGATTGATTACATAAGTACCGCATGCTGAACAGATTGCCGCGTAGCGCTCCATAATTACTTTGCCTCCTTAACTGCTATAAATTCTTTTGCTTCTTTTAATGTTGAAGCCCATGTAAATTCTGATGGGTAGATAGTGCTTCCTTTTGTCACTCTCCATGCGCCATGTAATTTTACAATCTCCCAATTCTTGTAACGGTATGAACCCGCATAGAATTTTGTAAACTTCATTACATTGCCCCCTTAATAAGTGATACAACTTCATCAACGGTAATTTGTCCGCTTTTAATCTGTGTGTACAAAGTACGGCCAAAATAACGCTCATTTACATAACGGAACATTTTGTGAAAAGTGTCAAATGTAAAACCTGTACCAGTGTGAACATCTGTCATAAATTGATCAAGATTAACTTTTGTTGTAGTCATTATTTTCCCTCCAAAATGGTTGCTGGTGTGTCGCAGTTATAGCAATACGGTGCTACGCCGTCTTTAACAATTGCAACGCCTGAAATGTCGCAGGTAATGCATTTAACTTTTATGAATTGAGCCATGATTACGCCCCGCTTCTTGGTTGTAGGTCAAACATAAAACTTTCATTGCGCTCAGAACCTAGATCTTCTGACGCACACTTGTGAGCAAAAGGAATAGTGATGTAATTACCATAAGTATTAGTTGAAATGGTTTTTGGATCTGATAAATACCAATTACCTTTTTTAGATTGCGCCCAAACGAGATTGTTGCGCCCGCAACGCTTGCAAGCAGTAGTAGCCATTTTGATGCCTTTCTTTGGGAGAGGATCTCCCTTACAAAGAAAAGATTACATGAAAAAGCAGACATTTGGCAAAAAATGTGCCACATTTTGTAAAAATGTTTTAGGTGACTGGTCAGGCCCTAAACGGGCATTTTGGCCCACATTTGAACCCAAAGCCCAGGCGTGACCCCGTACTGCTTTGCCGCGGTCAGGCGTACAACCTGCCCATCATCACGGTAGGCAATGGCTGTAAGGCCGTCTAGGACTGCCCGCACCAGTTTGTCCAGGTCAGGGGCTACAGACGGCTCAGGGCGGTTTACGGTCTTTGGGCGGGCCATTGTGAAGATCATGTCAATTTCCACTGGCTCAATGTGGGGCTTCGCCCCTGCTTCCCTAGCCCGCAAAGCAATGGCAGAACGCCACGCGGCCAGTTCTGAACCTTTGGCATGAATGACATGCCCATTGATGACTTTCATAGATCCTTGCGGAACTGGTTGGCCATCTACCTGAAAAGTAATCACCTAATAAGTGTAATGAGATCCTGCGCTGTTGCAATTTGATCTGCACCCATTTCATTAACGCCATGAAAATCATAAACGCCAATGTGATCAGGGCCTTGAATGTACTTCACCATAAGATCATGATTATTAACTAATACATGATCTCCTGGTTGCACAACTGCGGGATCAACTAATTGCTTAGTCATAGTTCCTCCTGTAATGGTTACATTAATGGTAACAGTTACAGATAATGTTTGAGTTATTTTGTAAAACTCTTTCTTAAAAGTTCTCTGAGTTCTGCGGGTATTGGAACTGCGTTGCGTTTCAATTCTTCCTGTTCTTTAAACCATTGTGCCGCCTGTTCTTTTTCTTGCTCTGATTTGATGCGCGCTTCTTGTAATTCTTTTTCTTTAATTTCTGCGGGTGAAAGATTACGGGGCGGTAAAGGTTCATCAAGCCACCTCTGAGCGTTTAACCAGGTGGAGGCATGGGCTGTGTACCCTTGTACTCTGTTTGGGTCTAATTTGTACCTTAGAGCGCCTTTAATGATTATGTCTGCATCAGTTGTACGGATTGCTTTTTCAAACGCTCTTTGAGCCGCGCCTTTACCAACCTTGATTGGGTAAACATTCCAAAAAGAAACAAACAACTCTTTTTTGCTTATGTCTTTATCTTCTTCTTCCTCTTTATCTTCCTCTTTATGGTTCAACGATTGTTCAGCGTTTGTTAAACGCTTGTTCAAACCACGCGCAACAACTGATCTAGTTCCTGCAAATGATGCTTTTGCAGACTTCTCACGGATCTTTTCTAAGTCACCTTCAACCCTGGCATGAGTCCATAAATTACCTTCAACAATAAAAAATTCTTCTAAAGTTGGCTTTGCATCTGCCCATTCTTCAGGGCTTAAACGCGCCACATGTGACAAGCGTTCATTGCTGTTATCCAATGCCTTACCGCGTTGCCAGTAATTCATTAGCAAAAGCATGTAAGCGCCATGTTGTTGCGCTGTTAGGTGCGCTGTATCTGCCAGGTAATCAGAAACATACAACTGCATGTACGGTAGTGAAGTCATTTTGCCCCCTTACATTCTTTAATTTGATCTAATGTAATTCCCATTTGTTGTAATGCAATAAGTCCTCTAATGCGTTGATTGGGATACTTCAACGGTTGATCAATGCTTGCTCTTTCCTGGCTTGTCATGCCGCCCCACATTCCGTAATTTTCATGTTGGAACGCGTAGGTTAAACAATCTTTCCAAATAGGGCAAGAGACGCAAATAGCCCGCACTGAATTGATGTGATCATAAGCATTTACAGATCTTTCTTCTTCTATGTCATAAAAAAGATCTGTGTAAATTTCTAAACGCTTACACTCTGCTTTTTCCCAATCTACTTCTGAATACTCGGACAACCTTTTTCCCCTGTCGGATCGTAGTAGGGGCAGAAATCTGCACAAAACGCCAACGGCTTTTCAGGTTTAGGTTTTAATTGTTGCGCCACCATGTCACGCGTTTTTTCCAAATGATCCAACGCCTCTAATGCAATGGCTTCATCATAAGGTTGGTTGTAAACCAAAATGTCTGACATTTTTCCATCTCGCGGGATACCAACAAGCGCTACATCTTCAACAATGTAACCATTCTGTTTCAATAAATAACCGTAAAGGTGAACCTGCCAAACCTGTTGCCTGTTATTACTTCCAAAATAACGGCCAGTACCTTTCTTGATTGTTTTCCAATCAATTACGGTGTGACTAATTTTGTCATAGCAATCCACATGTCCAGGAACACCATTGGCTTCTACTGCTATTTCTAATTCATACTGCATACCAAAAGGATCTTCACGGCGTATTGCTTCTTCAATACCTGTGTGAATGTAAGTTCCCAGGATTGCGGCTAATTTGTCACCTGTGTTTGTTGGCTCAGTCTGCGCTATGTCATGCCAAAGTCTGCGCTGACACCCTCCAATTGCAGATGGCCCAACGGCTGTTTGTTGTGATCTAGCCCTGGCATTGTCGTTGGCTACTAAAGTTTTAGTAACCATCTCCTGTAAATCAATCATAAATTATCCTCATTCCATTGTGGGCCGCGTAAATTTTCCATAACTTTCATGTGTTCTAGTTCTAATGCAACCAGTTTTTTTTGGATTTTGTACAACTTCCATGTCATGTTAAATAAATACAGCCAATAACCGCAAAATAAACCCACTAAAAAAACAATAAATGTAATCATGTGAGATCCATACTGGTGCGCACTGATGTTCCTACTGAGCGGGCAATGTCCACCTGCATCTTGAGCCTGTTGGTATTAGCGCGGGAGGCTAAAATTTTGGCTTGAATAATTGCTAGATCTTTGTGCAATTCTTCATTTTGAACTAACGCTAAATCTTCTCTTTCTCCTACTGTGTAATTTTTACCATTAGGAGCAGATTTAGTGGACAAGGTGATGCGAGATTTAGCCATAGCAATTTCATAATCCGCTTTAACGCTGTGGTAAATAGTTTCAACTTCTACCAAAACTTTATGCGCTTCATCTACCTCTTTTGAAAGTCCGCGTAATTTTTGCTCCACCATTGCGGGCGTAATAATTTCAGACATGGCTGACCTCTTTTTTTGCTTCATAACCAGCATCAAACGCCATGCGCAGGTTGTACAACTCTTTTTGCGCTTCTATTTTTGCCCACCAAACCCAAAAGGCTTTTTCTTGCTCACTCATTATTTGTTTCCTCCTGTACAGGATCTTGTACAACCTTCAAACCTTCTGTTGATTTCTTCTCTTGTATTTTAATTACTTTGCCCGCATCTGATGACAAATTAAAAGGATCAGGCACAAGTTGAAAACCCATCTCTGACATTGCCTCTGCTAGTGCTTCAGGGAAAATTTCTAACTGTGATGCAACCGCTCTAATGCCAACCATGTTTTGATGTACCGCAACGATAAATCCAGGGTCAGGTTGAAACTTCTTATCTTTGTTACTCATGATAAAACCTCTAAAGAATTAATAAAACGGCGCAAATCGCTTTCTTTAAAACGGATTGATTTGCCAATTCTTACGCATTGCAATTTTTCTTCTTGCATTAAACGGTAAATTGTTGATTTACTTAATGAAGTTCTTTCCATAACTTCTGTAACTTTTAATAAACGATCTCCATTATTTTGATTGTTCATAGCATCATTCCTTCCTCTACTGCGCGGTAAACCAAGCAGTCATTGTTGTGGTGGTTTTTTCTAAATGTGCCTGCCCAAATGATGTAGCCATCTTTAATCAGGCTAATCCTGGTTGGGCGTACTGTGTTTCCTTCAATGCCTAACGCTTTTTCTATTTCTTGATCTGTAGCGCCACGCAAACCCTGCTTCAAAATGTACTCATACACCTTGCGGCGCAATGATCCAGTTCTAGGCAATGCTTTCATAGCCGCGGCTATTGATGTTGGTTGTGCATTGCGCGCAATGATGACCTTGTTATCCATTGAGAGCCGCCCTGCGTGTCAAAAGGTGATCACGCAAAGTTGCACCTTCAATTACAACATCAAGCAAATCAAGATTTAATTGCCATGCGCTTCTGAGTTCTTCCTCTGTTGTTTTAGTTTCAATTAAACTAAAAACTGCAAATGCACCTGCTTTTTCTTCTTCTGTGTACTCACGCTTTGCCGCAGGTGCTTTGGCTTGTGGCGCTTCGGTTGATTTTGTTTGGCGGTTGCGCACTTCTTCAGATGATGCAATGCCTTTCTTTGTATCAACAGCAAGAGCGGCAACCATTGCGCGCCCCCATGCGGCTGTTTCCGCGTTTTGTAACTCAGAGTCACGGGTGAAGTTAGTTGGCCCTGGGATTGGCTCGTATGCCCAACCAACGCCAGGCAATTGATCATCAGGTGTGCGGTATGCCGCGGCGCTGTACACCATGTAACTTTTAATGTTTCCGTCAGGCATTTTTACTTCAATTACATACGGATCTTTCCATGACTGTAATGAACCTGTTGGGTACTTCTCACGGAATTCAATAATGCGTGTTGCCACATCAATGTAATCTAATGGGCCTTTGTAACTAGCCATTATGCAACCGCCTTTCTTGCGCAAATTTCAGAGCAGTAACTTTCTTTTGTAATTGTTGTGCCAACAGTTTTTGTGTAAGTAGTCATGCCGTTGTAAAAATCGGCTGTATTTCCGCACATGTCGCAAACAAAAACCATCTTGATTTGACCTGTAATTGTTGTGCCATTTTCATCAATAAGTCTGTGACCCATTTTCTAGCCTTCCTGTTAGGGGCTAACTAGCCCGTGTAAGGAGGATTGAACACCATGCCACTGACAAATACTC